GCTGTTGATCCCGGTCACGAAGGACGTGCTGCCGGTACTGATACTGGTGATGGGGCTGGTGGTGTTGGTGACGCCGGGAGTGCCGCCGATAGAGAAGCTAGACGCGCTCACGATGCCAGTTCCGCCGGTAAGCGTGATGGTGGTGGACCCACTGGTGTTGTTGACGCTCACTCGCCCGCCAGGGTCCGGGCTTCCCCCTCCAGCACTGATAAGCACTCGGCTAACGCTTCCATCGGTCAGTGACACCGAGTTTGCTCGGTAGCTGGTGTAGTACGCGGTGCTATTGTCAGTTATTCGCATTCCAGCTATCAACGATCCGATGGTGTCGTTAGCGTTGCTGATAACAGTGGTGATGCCGTTCAAGTTCAAAGTCAGTGTCGAGTCCGTGATCGTCACGTTCCCGCTCGAGTCCGCCCGAATCCGCCCCGTTCCGTAGCTCGTGCCGCCGATACTCAGCGTGCGGAACCAGCCGCCCTCGTTGCCAGACTCGACGCCGATAAACCCGATCTGTGAGCCGCTGGCGTTGTACACGCCAAACTTGCCGGGCTTCGAGCCGCCGCCGCCAACGCTGATTTCGGTGGCGTCCAGCTTGGCGGTTGTGACGGCGTTGGCGGCGATCTGCGTTGCGCCGATGGCGTTGGCCGCCACCTTGCCCGCAATGACGGCGTTGGCCGCGATTTCGTTTGAGGTGATGGCGTTGGCCTGTAACTTCGGAGTGGATATGGAGCCCGACGCAATGGCTGTCTCGGTGATCTGGTTGGCCGCCACGACAATTTTGTTGCCGGTGATCGTGAACAGGTCGCTCGACGCCGGAAGATACTTGCGCAGGTCCAACGTTCCCGTGGCGCTGCCGATATTCAGGGTGTTTTGCGGCGTCCCGGCAACCTCGCTGTTAGTCCTGCTGTTGACGTCGAAGCTGACCAACTTGGCTGTCACTGTCGTAGCCGCTGCCGGATTCGGGATATTGACCGAGATTGGCGACGGCGTCGCCGCCACCGACGACAGCAGCGTTGCGCCGTCGTAGACGCGCAGCTCGACGCCGCCCCAGGTCACATCAGACGGCGCGGTGAATGTCGCAGTGATGCGCTGGAGCGTGGTGCCGTCCGATCCGGCCACCGTCGCCGCAGCAAACGATGCGCCGGTCACGTGCGAGGTCCACTCGGTGCCCGCTGCGCCTGCCGTGGGCGGCGGGACGGAGATGGTCGCAACGGGCGTTCCGACGGCAGGGCTGCGCCCGTCCGTGTTGGCGTTGCTGTTGTTGTCGATGGACACCGCGTAGAACGTCCAGGTGGCCGTACTCTGAGGGAAGGCGCTGGATTCAATTGTGACGGCGCTGCCCGTCTCCGGCCCCGTCATCTGGAACTTGTCCCCGCTCGGCAGGTGCAGCCAGATGACCGCGCCGCCCCATCTCGCTAGCGCCGCCGCGCCGGTTGGCGGGGTCCATGCGAGGTCGATCAGGAGCGCCTTTTGACCTTGCGCATTGGTCACGTAGCGGGCGTTGGTCGCCGCGAATCCGGTCACGTTGTCGGCGTAGGGAGTCAGTGATGGCCGGGAGGCCAGCGGCCAGGTGACCGTAGCCACAGCCGACGGCGTGAGGCCGGTCACGATGGTGTTGATTCGCGGCTCTTCACTCGCGTCCATCGACACGAACCACACGCGAATCGGGTTGCTACCGACAAAGAGATCGAACCAGTCGCTCCGCGCCGCCGTCTCGTTGACGTTCAACGCGGGCCCGTTCGCCCGTTGGCCGTTGGCGTACTCGTAGACGATCTGGACGCCGCCGAACGGGCGTTGCCATGCGGCAGGCGCTTCCAGTGGCGTTGTCCAGCCGAATACCAGCCGGTACTTCGGTGAGGCGACTTGCGAGTCGTCGTACTCGACCGTGGCCGAGACGTTGCGGACAAGGCGCGCGTACTCTTCGCCGGACTGGTAAACTAATGGCGCGAGCGAAAGCGTGACGGACGGCGTGGCCCCGGCTTCGTTTGCTCTCACTAGTTCCGCTTCAGCTTGTTCTGAGTAGCTGGCCAGATAGAACCGGCGGGTGGCCGTTTCGGTCGGGCGCGGCAGGTACAGTGTGACCGGCGAGGCGAGATGGTAGCCGCGATCAATCGGCGCGAAGGTCCCGCCGAGGTTGCGGGTGCCGCCGAGGGTCGCCGTGCTATTCAGCGGCACACCAGCGGAGGCGGATTGGTCAACGGGCTCTTCCCAGCAGTGGACGCCAACGAAGTCGCCCAACGGGCTCGGCGCGGTGAATGCGATCTTGACCCGAACCCGCTCGTCGTCGGCGTACTCGTAGCTGGCCGAGAGACCCGTCACGTCGTCGGGCGCTCCCGGCACGGACGGCGCTGTTGTCGATGCCCCAGGCGCCGCGCCTCTGCCGCCTCCGCCCTGCCCCGCGAGCGCCTTCCAGAACTCCTGCACGCCCGTTAGTGACGTGCCGGTGATGGCCCGCACGCGGAACCGGAGATACTGGCCGGCAACGTCGGACAGGGTCACGTCGTGGACGAGGTACGAGTCGCTCGAAACGCCGCGCGGCGTGTTGGCGATGGTCTGGAGTTGCCCGGGCCGCAGTGTCACGCACGATGGCTCGACTTCCTCGTCGGTCTCGTACTCGATTTCAGAGACGGCCGCCTTCTTGGCGGAGATGATGGCGAGGGCTTCATTGTACGCCTGCACCTGCCCGACTTCGCGCTCCAGGTACGACACATAACGCCCGCTGCCGCCGCCTTCTTGCGTGATGGTCGCGCTGATGTCGGCGCTGTCCTCGACGCGCACGATGTCAGCCCCGAGACGCTGGTAGCGGACGATGAGCGTGTCGCCGCTGGTCAGCACGTCTACGTCTGCGTCCTGCCGGATGCGGGTGGAAGCGTACTCCCAATAGTAGGCCTTGTCCGACTCGCTCAGCCATTGCCCGAACTCGACATCTTGCCCATTGACAGTCATGCCGACGATCTGCCCGAGGCGGTTCGCGAGGGTGAAGGTGCGGGTCGTGCCGTCGCCCGTGAACGACTCTTCGAGCGCCGGAATCTGTGTCCACGGCACGCGGAACGCGGCGGCGTTCGTCTTGTCCTCGCGCGTGCGGCGCACCGTCAGCGAGCGATAGTTGGCGCTGCTGGTCGAAATTGAGAACGGTGCGGCGGCAAACGTGCGCGGCTTGAAGTAGAGCTCGCGGTCCTCGTCGATCCACCAGACGAAGTTCGACAGAGTCGCCAATTGCCCTATAGCATCTGAGACGGTCGCATCCGCGTCAAACGTCACCGCGTCGAGAACTGCGCCGAGGTCCACGTTGGTGGTGCCGATGCCTTCGTTGTCCGCGAAATTGGCGATCAGGTCCGCGACGATTGTTCCGGCGCGGTTGGTGAGCAGGACCTGTTCTAGCGTCCCGGCGTCGGTGATGTCCACGGCCGCGCCGCCGTTCGTCAGCGACAGTTGCAGCGTGGTGCTGGCAGCGTTAACCACGAAGTACTCGATGGTCGAGTCCAGCCCGCCCGCGAGCGCTCCCTGCGCGTGGGCCTTGATGCGGACGCGTGCGCCGTTGCTCAGGCCGTGCGCCGAGGCGCTGGTCAGCGTGTTGGTGCTGGCGTCGGCAGTGACGATGATGGTGCCGTCGTAGTGGGCCGGGAGCGCAGTAGAGAAGTTGAAGCAGCGCCGCCGGTCGAGGCGCTGCTCCCAGGTGATGCCGCGGATGTCGTAGAACGCGCCGGCCGCCGCTCCGGCCTCGGTGATCGACACTTCGGCGACTTCATCGACACTGCCGGCCCATAGCTTCGCCGCGCCGCTGTACAACTCGATGACATGGCCCTGCTGCGGCCGATACGCGCCGCTGGTCGAGACGATGCGGCAGTTGAACGTGGCCCGCTGGCCGAGGCTCGCCTGAATACTCAGGCTGTACGGAACGGCCTCGCGGATGGCCCCGGCAATGTAGACGTCGATACTCATGCGGGTATCACCCCCAACTGCTTCAGTTCGCGCGTGATGGCGTCGAGTAGCGTCCTCGTGTCGCCGGTCGCGCTAATGTTGATCGTCACGTTATTACCGCCCGCCATGGCCATCTGGCGGCCTTCGGTGCGAATCATTGAGTCGTGGATGTCCTTCAGCTTCGGCAGGTACTCGTTGTTTTTTTCGAGCAGGTGCAAGAGGTGGATCTGCGAGTAGCGGACTTCCTTCTCGATTAGGTCCAAGGTCTTGTTCATCGCGGCGAACTGGAAGTTCGAGATGATCGACGACACCGCCGTAGCCACGCCAGCCACCGCATTCACGACCGCCGTGACGGGGTTGGCCGCCGCAATGGCAGAGCCCAGTCCACTACTTGCTGGTGCCGCCGCTGTTATCGCGGGTATAGCCGCGTTGGCCGCGCCGCCCAGCACGCCGGGTATCGCAGAGGTTGCCGTGCGCGCTCCCGTGCCGCCCAGCAAGCCGCCGAGTGCGCCGCCGACGCCGCCCAGGTTGGCCATTAGCCCGCCGAGCGCGGCGATCACCTTGTTGATGCCGTTCTCGATGATCGTGCGAACTAGGCTCTTGGCTATCTGCTTGCCCAACTCCTCAAACTTCTGGCCCACCTTGCCGCCGCTGACGATGATGTCGGCCAGGCCGCGCGACAGGTCGGTAACGATGGTCGAGACTTGCCGGGAGATGGCCTGTTGCGTCTTCTTCCACTCGCCCGCCGTGTCGCGCGACAGAATCTTAATCATCTCCGCATTGCGCTTGGCGGAACGGGCCTGCTCCGCGCCGGCCAGAGCGCCGTCGTCCCGGCGCGGCTCGCCGGTCATGATTAGCTGGCCCAGGTCTAAATTGCGCGCCGATGCCGCCGCAAGCTGAATATCGCCGATTGCGGCCAGTGCGCGTTCGCGGGCGAAGTCGAAGGAGATACCGACTTCCTCCATCTTCGGAGGCACTCCGCCGACGTCCACGATGAACTTCTTGTACGCTTCGCCCAGCGCCTCTTGCGCCCGCTGCACGTCAATGGACGACGCCTTGCCCTGCTGGTAGGCTTCAATGATTCGCTCCATGGCCGTTCGCGCCAGCACGAAGCTGCCAATGGCGTCGGTGGTGTTGGTCACGCCGAGACGCTCAAAGCTGTTCGCCAGTTGGTCGACAACCGGCTTTAATTTGCTTTTCTTTTCGGCCAAAGCAGCGGCAGCAGCAGCCGCTGCCATGTACTGCTCGACCAGCTTTTCGGCTTCTGTCTTGACGTTTGCAATTGGCTTTGCGTTTTTGTTGAGCTCGCGCGACAACAAAATCAACTGTTTATTGAACTCGTCCAAGCTGATCGCGCCAGATCTATACTTTTTCTCTAGTTCAGCGACCAATGGAGATTTGCCGCGAAGCTGCTTGAGCAAGTTTTCCGTTGCATTCGAGAACAGACGATTTGAGTTGTTGAGATTGTCCTGCGCCACAGACAGTTCATAATGCGCGTAGGCAAGATTAGCCAGCCCAACCACCAACAGCGCAGCCCCCGCCGAAAACGCTGCCATGGCAATTGTGGCCTGCACTGTTCCGGCTGCGAACCCAGTCAGCGCTAAAATTTGAGCGCCCAATGCTGCGCCTAATGGCCCGATAACGCCAGCCAGCGAGCCAATCAGCGCTCCAAACTTAATAACGGCTTGGCTGATGATGATAAACTTTTCCGTTAACGTGCCTAATACCACGATGGCGACAGGTATTGCGGCAGCAAATGCCGCCAGCTGAATAGACGTTGCCTTAGTGCTGTCTGATAGGCCATTAAAGGCAATGATTAAATCCTTGGCGCGTTCAATCGCCGGATTCATAAACTCGTTAAGCACCATCTTTCCAATCGGCAGCAAAGCCTTGCCAAGCTCTGCCGCTGTTTGGGCCGTTGCTTCCTGCAGATTTTCAAACGCAGTCTTAGCCCCCGCCGTTGCCCTCTCGCTCTTCCCAAGCTCGGCAGTGATGATTCGAATAAACTGCTGAGAGCTAATGCCCATTTTCTCGAAGACTTTGGCTGGATCACCAATCGCCGCCGGTCCAAATTTTTCCTTGATGATCGCGGCAATCTGCGGGATACGCTCGATGATTGGGTCAAGGTTCTCTTTCGTGACCTTTCCCGCCGCGCCTAGCTGCGAAAGCTGTTTAATGACCTCGCTAAAATCTTCCTTGCCGCCCCCCACCACGGCCAGGGCGTTCCCCAGCTCCATCATAATTCGACGCGATTCATCGGCGCTGTTGCCCAGAACCTGCAGCCTGATTGATCCCTTCACGGCGTCTTCCAGATTCAGGCCGGGTAACTTTGCAACCTCTTTCAGCCGCTCCATTTCCTCGGCGGCCGCCTTGGTCGATTTCATCGTTGCCGCCAGCCCATTGCCGAGCGTTTCCATCTTAGCAGCAGCGGCCAAAGCCCCAGCCGCCACCCCGGCCAGGGGAGCAGTTATGCCAATCGAAAGCGCCTGTCCAGCCTGCGCCACGTCCGCACCGAAGCGCTTGATTTTATTCAGGCTGGCGTTGACCTTCTTGTCAAAGTCGTCGGTCGATGCGCCGATGCGGACAATCAGGTTGCTGAGAACAGGCATTAGCGGCGACCTCGCGCCTTAGCCGCCGCTTCCTTCGATGCCTTTTCTTGCTCCTGGTGCTTCATTTCCAGATACGCTCCCCATTCGCTGAACTCGCTTGATGACATCGTCGCCAGCAACTGACCAACCGTCATGTGTAGGTGCTCGGCGAGCGCAAACGCAAATTTACGCTCGCCAGTTAGTTTTTTGCTGCTTCAGCCGCCGCGTTTTCGGTCAAGCCGGATATGCGGCAGATTTCGGTTACGATGCGGTCCACAACGCTCCCCGACTGCTTCAACAGCTGGTCCTGGTGCGCCGGTTCAAATACCGCCTTGCCCGTCTCCGGGTCGAAGGTCGATGCGATCAGCAACCGCACCATGGCCACAGCGGGCCACTTCTTCGCGTCCTCGCCGAACTTGACGCGGTCTTCGGCGTTCATCTCGCGGACGGCGACCTTCGCGTCCCACTCGGGGACGTCGATTACGGTGCATTTCAGGTTGGCCGCTAGGGCTCTTTGTGCGATGGTCATGGTATGTAGTCAACAACTCCAAGAACGGAAAAAGAGACGTTCTGCTTAATGGTTTCGTTTTCGCCGACGGTGATACTGGCCGACGATTGCGACGCGCCAAACACCCACTTCACGCCGCTTGACTGGATGGCGTAGCACTCGATGATGTAGTAGCTTGTGGCGTTGGTCTGAAAGAACTGATCGTTGTAAAACTGGTTGAAGGTACACGTCGCGTCTGCCTGCACGCGCTGGCGGGACTTCCACGGGTCGCCGAAGACTTGGACTTCTTCGAGGACCGGCTGAATATCGAGGGTCCAGTCGAAGCCCTGCGCCGCCTTTGACAGCGTAAGGAACTCGCCGGTGACGGTTACCGCCCCGGCGGGAGTGTAGTTGCCGAATACAATTTTGCCGCTTCCGTAGGCTACCTGATACCGGCTCGACGGGACCGGCGTGGCCCCGTCCAGAACGGTCAATGATGCGTTGGGGTTGATCGC